TGGCCAAAAAACTTTGAACAAGACCCGGACTCACCAGATCACGGGACATGGTGGTGTGTGAATTGCGGTAAAAGTTAGTGTCGAACAAGATTTAGACGCCCTAAAAAGCCAAGTTTTACACCTAGTAGCTATTAAAGGATAAATAAACATGACTCTATCAGCATCAATAATTGACAAAACCTAAAACATTAGGTAAAACAATCATTAATTGAACCAATTCGATTAATTATCATGGCAGCCAGAACAAATAAACCTTTACATGAAGAGAAAACAAAGCGGCTTATCCAGGCGAGTCAGCTTCTTAACCGTTTGACTTCACATGCAAATGGTGAAATTGAGATGACGCAAAGTCAAGTAAATGCAGCTAAGATTGTGATTGGAAAGGCAATCCCTGATTTAAGGCATGAAACTGTTGAAGGAACTATTGATAGTAATATAATCGTAGAGATAAAGAGGTTTGGATAATGGAAGCTGCTATGAGCGCATTATGGAATTGGTTGATCATTGGTCTCGGCCTGTGGTTTTTGATTTATTTTAACTGGATAAGGAAATAACATGGACGGACAAATGCCGCAGCAACCGCAACCTCCTCAACAAACATCAATGGGCCAAGGAATGCTTGGTTCAGGACTGGCTAATAACGCAGGGATTCTGATGCAATTTCGTGAGCCGTACATGAAAATGGCTACGCAAATGGCAATGGATGGACAAGAACCCCCGCCTTTTGAGCAATGGGCAGCCCAACAAGCCCAAGCAGCACAGCCTCAAATGCCTACTGATCGACGTGGAATGTTGGCTACATTGATTGGCCGTTTGACTGGTCGATAAATGAAAATCTGGCTAGATACAGAGTTTAATGGTTGGGGCGGCGACTTAATATCAATGGCTCTTGTCCCTGAATATGGTGAAGAGTTTTATGAAGTATTGAAATGTGAACACCCTAGTAATTGGGTGTTGGAACATGTTATGCATAATCTTAATAAACCATCTATTAGCCTTGAATCGTTCAAACAGAAATTAGCTCAGTATATTAACCAATGGCCTGAGGTGCATATTGTGGCAACATGGCCGACCGATTATATTCATTTTATGGACATGTTTCTTTTGGGAGACGGCATGAAAATTAAACATCCTAATGTCGTAATGGAAATGCCTATGCCCAATAAAACCGCAGCTCAAATAATGATGCAATGTACGACACATAACGCTTTAGATGACGCAAGGGCGCTGAAGATAGCGCATCCATAATGAAAATAAGCCTTCCTAATCAGATTTCATCTAAAGATTGCTCCAAAATTAGAGAGCAATATCTAAGAATTAGATCGCCAAATATGCCTGTTATTGGCATCCCGATAGACATTAATGCTTGCGCTGGACTTATATCTTATATGCATTATGCAATAAATAATCCGTCAAATATCACTATACCTAATGATGCGCATAAGCTTGCCTAATGGCTGGGTTCCTCGTGACTATCAAATGCCAGCGTGGAAATATTTAGAGAATGGTGGACGCCATGCCGAGCTTATTTGGCACCGGCGTTCTGGTGTTTAACCCCCTCTGGTTAAATCTGGAGGGGGGATAAGGAAAAGATGAAATCTGCCTACACCGCACCGCTTGTGCAGCCTTTGAACGAGTATCAAACTACTGGCATATGCTTCCCGAGTATGCCCAAGCCCGCAAGGCCATTTGGGATGCGGTAAACCCACACACCGGGAAAAGGAGGATAGATGAGGCCTTCCCGCATGAACTCAGAAGTTTCACCCGCAACCAAGAAATGCAGATCGGCTTTAAAAATGGCTCAATCTGGCAAGTTGTTGGGAGTGATCGTTATAATAGCTTGGTTGGCGCTTCTCCCGCTGGGATTGTCTATTCTGAATGGGCACTAGCTAACCCAGCGGCAAGGGCTTATCTCAGGCCGATGATTGCCGAGAATAACGGCTGGCAAATCTTCATCACTACCCCAAGGGGACGAAATCACGCCTATACCACACTAAAAGCAGCCGAAAAAGACCCTGATAGTTTTGCCCAAATCCTAGACGCTACTGAAACAGGCATTTGGTCAGTTCAGCAACTTGACAAGATGCTCAAAGAATATGTCGCTGAATTTGGCGAGGATTATGGAAGGGCTAAGTTTGAACAAGAATATTTATGCTCATTTGAAGCTGCTAATTTAGGTGCAATTCTGGCTAGAGCTATCGGGATAGCTGAAAAAGAAGGCCGAGTTAGTGACGAGGTTAAATTTGACCCGTATGGTGCGCCATTAGAGATTAGTGCAGACATAGGACGCAGAGACACAGCAACCTGGTGGTTCTGGCAGCCCAAGATCGGCGGATATTCAATAGTTGATTACGATGGAGGCTGGGGAATTGATGCAGATGAATGGTGCTTCCGTCTTAAGGACAGGATTGAAAAATACGAGCTATCCGGCAGAAAAACAGCATTGGGAACAATTTGGCTGCCTCATGATGCCAGAGCCAAGACATTTGCAGCTAAAAGATCAGCAGTAGAGATATTCATAGACCACTTTGGTGCTGATCATGTGAAGATCACCCCTAATAGTTCGATAAGCGATAGGGTAAACGCTGCTAGGGTATTGATTAATAGAGTAGAGTTTAACGAAACAAATTGTGAAAAAGGATTAAACGGTTTAAGATCATGGCAATATGAATACAACGAAGAATCTAAGATATTCAGCTCAGAACCTTTGCATGATTGGGCCAGCCATGACGGGGATGGATTTAGTTACGGATGTTTGATCATGCAGCAAGTAGCACCGCCTCCGCCTCCCAATCCTGAAATGAGGGGAATTACAGTAGGACAACAAACCGTTACACTTGAGGAAATGTGGAAATCAACGCCTAAACCAAGAAGTAGAATATAAATTTGCATAAACTTGCATTTTTTTGCAAAAAAGTGTATATAATCGCAACATATCTAATTCGCCGTGAGGCAGAAGGGATGCAAGATGGCAGTCAATTCTCCATATCGTTATCAATATGAGCATGTTGCAGCGAGTCAAACTGCCCAAGTTTTAGGAGGAACAGGAGCAGTCGGAGATTATCTTCATAGGATAATTTGTACCGTTTCCACAGCCGCAACCGCTCAAGTTCAAATTGTAGATGGCACTGGTGTCGGCGTTCTCACTCATACTATCTTGCCTAATAGTCCAGGCGGCGGAATTGGTGTTTATAACATCGAAATTAACGCCATCAGCCAAAATGGAGCATGGAAAATAACTACAGCCGCAGGTGTTGAGGTTATGGCTGTTGGTGTATTCTCCGCATAATATGGCAAAGACAGTCAAAGAAGCCAATTCGCCCTATGAAGGCTTTTATAAGGCTATTTCGCTTTATGAGAAAGAGTTCAAGAAGTGGGAAGGCCGGGTAGAAAAGATTATTCGTCGTTATCGTGACGAGCCGCAAAACTCACGAGGCTACAACCTTTCCAAGATGAATATTCTGTGGTCTAACGTACAGACCGCGATGCCTGCTGTTTACGCCAGACTTCCTAAACCCGATGTATCCAGACGTTTCAAAGACAATGATCCAGTTGGCCGAGTTGCTGCCAATATCCTTGAGCGAGCCTTAGATTTTGAGATTGACCACTATAACGATTATCGTGCGACTTTGGATCAGTGCGTTCTTGATCGCTTCCTTGGAGGCCGCGCTACAAGTTGGGTCAGGTACGAGCCTCATATCGTTACCGTAGATCAGCCTGAAGATGGTTTAGAAATCACTGAGGATGTAGACGAAGCCGAAGACGAAACGCCAGAAGCAAATGAACAGATTGAATACGAGTGTTCCCCTTGTGATTATGTAAGTTGGAAAGACTTTGGTCATTCTGTGGCTAGGACTTGGGAAGAAGTCACAACCGTCTGGCGCAAAGTTTATATGGGTCGCGAGGCTTTGGTAGAACGTTTCGGGGAAGAAATCGGCTACAAAATCCCCCTCGATACCAAGCCTGAAGACCTGAAAAAGATATCCGATAATGGCGGCGACCATTACGAAGCCATGATTTACGAGATTTGGGACAAACCCTCTAATACAGCTTATTGGCTTTCTAAGTCACTCGGACAGATGATAGACCAGAAGGAAGACCCGCTGGAATTAGATGGCTTCTGGCCTTGCCCGCGTCCTTTATTCGCTACATTGACCAATGAAAGCCTGATCCCTGTACCTGATTTTGCTTTGTATCAAGATCAGGCTAATACACTTGATATTTTGGCTGACCGGATTGAAGGATTAATCAAGGCACTTCAAGTCAAAGGCGCTTATGATTCCTCTGTTCCTGAACTAGCGCGAATTTTTACTGAAGGCGAATCTGGGACAATGATTCCAGTCAAGAATTGGGCGGCTTTTGCTGAAAAGAACGGCCTGAAAGGATCAATTAATCTGGTTGAACTTCAGCCTATCTTCCAAGCTCTTGAGGCTTGCTATCGTGCTGTAGACGAGCAGAAAAAGCAAATTTACGAAATTACCGGGCTATCTGATATTGTCCGTGGCTCTACTGAAGCTGGCGAAACAGCGACCGCCCAAAAGCTCAAAGGCCAGTTCGGTTCGATGAGGCTAAGGCAAATGCAAATGAAAGTCGCTCAATTTGCAACTGAATTGTTACAGATAAAGGCTCAAATTATCTGCAAGCACTACACCACGGATACTATTATCAAGATCGGCGGATGTACTGAACTTCCTGAAGCTGATTTTAATCTCGTTCCTCAAGCTATTAAACTCCTGAAAAACGTCGATGCTTCGTCATTCAGGATTGAAATTGCCGCTGATTCTATGGTCCAAATGGATGAGATTCAGGAAAAACAAGACCGGGTGGAGTTCTTGACAGCCACAAGTCAATACATGGAAAAAGTCCTGCCTGTTGGTCAGCAATCGCCTGAATTAGTCCCATTATTGATGGAAATGCTTAAATTCGGCGTGACTGGCTTCAAAGCTGGCAAAGGGCTTGAGGGTGAAATTGACGCAACTGCTGACAAATTGAAACAGATTGCTGCACAGCCTAAACAGCCTCAACCTAATCCTGATTTGATCAAGATTCAAGCTCAAACACAAGCTGACCAGCAACAAATGCAAATGAACGCTCAAGCAAAACAGCAGGAAGCACAGATTCAAATGCAGCTTGAACAGCATAAACAAGAAATGCAGGCCCAACAAATTCAGCATCAAAACCAGATTGAGGCGCAAAGATCGGCTCTTGAAGCTCAGCATAATGCCCAATTGGAACAGCAAAGAATTGAGAATGATGCAAGGCTTGAATTTCAAAGACAGCAATTTGATTTATTGATTGCTCAGATGAATAACCAGGCAAAGGTCGAAGTTGCAGAAATTGCAGCTAAAACAGCTTTGGATACCGCACAAATCAGCGCGGCACAACAAGGAACTCAGAATGAATCCGGTCAGTGAAGCCAAAAGAGCCAAGCAAATGCTGGAGAAAATTAGTGCTTGCGGAGTAAATCGTGAGGAATGGCTAGAAATATGGAAAATTCCTCCTGATCAAGCTGAAAAAGCATGGCAAGAAAAGCTTGCATTAGATGAAAAAATAGTATATAACGGCACTAAAATAAAAGGTAATTTTGGTATTATTGCTGATATTCAGCCTTACAAAAGCATGATTGATGGAAGTGTGATTGATTCACGAACAAAACACAGAAATCATCTAAAACAACATGGCTGTATTGAAGTGGGAAACGAAAAGCTGCAAAGCAAGAAACCAGAACCCCCAAAAGGGCTAAAAGATGTGATCGCAAGAGAAGTTTATAGTAAATTAAGATAAGGAGTAAATCATGGGTTTAGCAAAAGATATTATGGGTGGTGGTTTTTCGGCTGGTCAAGCTTTGGCCTTGGGTGGAAATTATAAGGCTGTAACTGCAACAGGCTCAGCTCAAACTGACGCAGCTACATTGAGCGCAAGTAATTGCGTAGTTGCTTCGGCAGATGGCACTAAGGGCGTGATCCTTTCAGGTGACGTTGGGGATTCCGTGCTGGTATTCAATAACTCTGCCTCTACCTTGAAAGTTTATCCTAACAGTGGCGCTGCTATCGCTGTTCCGGGAACTGGATTGGGTTCTGCCAATGCCGCATATTCTCACACCACTTACGCGGTATGCAGTTACAAGAAAATTACCTCTACACAATGGTTGGTAACTAAGAGTGCATAATGCCTTACAACCTTCAACAACATAAGCTGTTTGAAGCTGCGGCGCATGATCCTAAAGTGGCAAAGCGAGTTGGGATACCTGTTGGAACCGCTGCAAAGATGGCCCATGAAGGTGTAAAGCCAAGCCCTAGGAAACTGGCTGAAGGATTGAGGAAAACATGAAACTATTCATTATCAGATTGATATTGTTTTTCAGGCTTGATAATTTAGCATTTAAATTGTTTGGCGTAAAACGTTTTAAAATAGATGAACTGTCAGTTACTGACATTGTTGCTAATACAATCCGCAAACATCATGATGAAACGATGGGGCAAATAAACAAAAGCAATGCGCTTTATAGGAAATATTCTAAAATGGCAGGGGGAAATGGAAATCATTGATCTACCAATTGACAAAGTTTAATAAATAAGTAATTTAGTAGCAAACCGCCGTGAGGCGCTAACCGAAAGGAACGACGATGGATACCCCGCAAACTACTTTGCGTGATGTACTTGAAGACAGCTTTAATAAAGTTGAAGCACAACAAACCCCCGATCAGCCCGTAATCGAACAGCCACGGGATGAATCGGGTAAGTTTGCCCAAAAATCTGAAGAAAAGCCCATTCAAGAAACTAAACCGGAAGCAACAAATACTGATCCGGCAAAGATTGAGGATGAAAAGCCAGCTTTAACTCGGCCTACCACATGGAAAAAAGAATATCTGCCAATCTGGGATAAACTCTCCAAAGGCGAACCTCTCACCCTTGAAGAATCCGCAAAACTCGCAGCTTATT